TATTTAAACACGCCAATACCTATTGTTGAGGCATATATAAGAGGTAACTTTTTAAGAAATCAAGAAGATTCCTTTGATAAAAAATTTCCATGTTATATTTTTGGAATGTCGTCAATACCTGCTCAAGCACCATTATTCCATTTTATGATGGAAGATGGTGGATTGTGGTGGAGAATGCCAATACATGCTTTTTGTTGGAAAGAAGATGCACCTGAACAAGAATTAGATGAATTAGTATTATGGGATTCGTTTACTTATCATGTTGGAGTAACCGCATTTCCTATTTTGAAAAATAAAACTTGTAAGTTTACATCAAGAAGAAGGGTTCAATATTCGGGACGTTATTTATTTACATTAGATTGGGGAAGTTCAGACGATATGAGTGATACTGATTTTGGTTTAAGTGAATTCCCATCACAGCATAAATGTGGACATTTCATTCAAATGGATAATGGTAATTTCGCAATTCAACCAAACAATCGTTTAATAATGCACGACCCATCTTTCACTGTTAAACAAGATATTGTTATAAATAGAAAATATAATACTACACTTTGGACTGCGGAAAGGAATGGAAGGTGGGTAACTCCTGATACTGACGTTTTTAATTACGACCATACTAATTTAGAAGCTGGGGAATCAAATAAGGAACGTTCTGAAGAATACGATAACTTAGACTTAAAATACAAAAATGAGAATAATCTTTGACCATTTACACGGTCATGTTCAAAATGATAGAGTTTTTTGTGAGGCATTTGCAATTCCTGAAGGGGAAAAAGAACATGAACTTTTAGAACTTGGTTTCTTACCAAACCTTCAACCACCACTTTATTGGTATCAATCCAAAAGTTGTCGAATAAATAATGATAAAATAGTTTTATCATACAAAAGAAAAAAAATATTATCACAATTAAAAATTAGTATTTTTAATTATATTGATAAAAAAACTGAGGTAGATTTGTTTTTTACAAATTATTTTAAGGAAAAGAATTTTGATTTATTTGATAGTTACAATAACAACTCAAGTTTTGATGATTTAAAAATCATGGAAGTTAAATTTGATAATGAGGTTGTTGCATACACTAGATTTAGGGAATTCGAAAACGCATTATTAGGATTGGAAACATCGTTTATACAAAACATGTTTAAATTTTCACTTGGAAAAGATTCAATATTATCGTTAAGTAATTACGGAAAAACACAAGGAAAAAATTATTTATATATATATGAATCCTACAAAGACTATTTTCCTTATAAGTTAGAAATAACTGGTGTTGAATATTGGGAAGGAGAAAAATGGATAACACCGTAGTATTTATTAGATATGAAATCAGGAAATTTCAAAAATATAGACAAAACAATTGAAGTACTTAAAAAGTTTGATAAAGTTTTGTTTCTAACTTGTTCTAATAGATATCAAAAAATATTAGAAAAACAGGCACCTAAATCTACAATAATAGCTGAAGTTATTGCGGAAAAATTAGACAATGTTACATTAATAAATGTTCCCGATTTGAACATTTATCCATGCGAAGGTAATGTATCAAGGGAAGATGGGAATCATTGTGGAGTTAAAAAGGCATTATTAAAAGATAAAGAAAAAAATCCATCAGGATATCATAGGTGTTGGGCGTCCATACATAACAAAGATGATGAGTTATGGAAAATATCAAAAGAATTATTTGAATCTGATTGTGTTATTTTTTTCACATCCATAAGATGGGGTAGTGCTAACATGTTTTACCAAAAGTTAATAGAAAGATTAAATTGGGTTAATAATAGATTTGTACCTGGTAATGAGTCCAATGTTATAAAAGATGTTACATCTGGGTTTATATGTGTTGGACAACTTAATTACGCAGATAAAGAAGTTGAGTTACAAAAAAATATACACGACTACTATGGTTTCAAATTAAATAATAATCTTTATTGGTATTGGATGGCAGAAGATATCAATGTCGATGATGAAACGTACCAAGGGTATTTAGAAAGTTATCCTAAGTTTTTTAAAGAATTTAAAATTAAAAAAATTTGATATGTTATCCCGACTTAGTGTCGGGATTTTTATTTTTACACTATTTAGTTAAAATATCACGACATTATATTTATAACATATGGCAAATGGCAAAACATATGGTATAAATTTCCCATTCAGAGATTCTTTTGACGGTAGGTATTTAGATTTATCAGATACACCGGATGAAGAAATCAGAACAGATTTAATACATCTATTATTAACTAGAAAAGGTACAAGATATTTTTTACCTGATTTTGGTACTAGATTATATGAATACATTTTTGAACCTTTGGATGGACCTACTTTTGCACAACTAGAGGCTGAAATTAGAGAATCGGTTACCACATACATACCTAATCTAAAAATAACAAGCATACAGGTTTATGATGCTTCAACCGAAGAAGAAAGTGAAAATAGAACTGTAATAAGTGGAGACCAAAGAGTATTCAGAGTACCAGGTATTGGTACTAAAGAACACACCGCAAGAGTTAAAATAGACTACCAGGTAACATCAAGCGCTTTTGAAAGTTCCGATTTCGTAATTATAAATTTATAAGATATGGCAAATAAAAAAATATCATACACAGTTAGAGATTTCCAATCAATAAGAACAGAATTAATTAATTTTGTCAAAACTTACTATCCTGATTTATTATCTAACGTAAACGACGCCTCAGTATTTTCTGTTTTATTAGACCTTAATGCCGCGGTTTCAGATAATCTACAATTCCAAATCGACAGAAGTATTCAAGAAACTGTTTTACAATACGCTCAACAAAGGTCATCAGTATATAACATAGCAAGAACATATGGGCTTAGAGTTCCAGGTCAAAGACCATCTGTTGCGTTAGTTGACTTTACAATCACAGTTCCGGCATTTGGTGATAAAGAAGATATTAGATATTGTGGTATATTACGTAGAGGTTCACAAGTTCAGGGTGCAGGTCAAACATTTGAAACCGTATATGATATAGATTTTACATCACCAAACAATAATGAGGGGTTCCCAAATAGAACCAAAATTCCAAATTTCGATTCAAATGGAATAATTACAGGATACCAAATAACAAAAAGAGAAACTGTAGTAAATGGTGTTACTAAAGTCTTTAAAAGAGTCATATCACCAAACGATGTGAAACCATTTTTTGAGGCATTTTTACCTGAAAAAAATGTATTGAATGTAACATCTGTTTTATTAAAAGAAGGAACACAATTTGCCGGAACTCCAACTAACCAAGAATTTCTTGGATTGGAAAATAGATGGTATGAGGTTGATGCTCTAATACAAGATAAAGTATTTGTTGAGGACCCAACTAAGGTTTCCGATTCACCCGGTATTAAGGTCGGTAGATATATAAACACTTCTAATAAATTCATAACAGAATACACACCTGAAAGTTTTTTTAAAATGACATTTGGGGGTGGTAATCAGTCTTCAGATGAACAGTTAAGAGAATTTGCAGCAAACGGATTCCAACTCAATTTATCTAAATATTCTAACAATTTAGCATTGGGAAGTACTTTATCTCCTAATAGCACATTATTTGTTCAATATAGAGTTGGTGGGGGTATCTCAAGTAACTTAGGTGTTAATGTAATCAATCAGTTAGGTACAGTTGATTTTGTGGTTAATGGCCCATCAGAGGACCAAAATGTTTCCACTGTTGGTTCATTAAGATGTAATAATCCTACCGCGGCAATCGGAGGTGCTAATTTACCTACCGTAGAAGAGGTTAGGAATCTTGTTACTTACAATTTTTCAGCACAAAAAAGAGCGGTCACAATCGGTGATTATGAATCGCTAATCAAAACAATGCCATCTCAATTTGGAGCGCCGGCCAAGGTTGCAATTACAGAACAAGAAAATAAAATTAAAATTCAGTGTTTATCCTACGATACATCAGGTAAATTGACTAATTCTGTTTCAAATACTCTAAAAACTAATATTGCGAATTATTTGTCAAATTATAGGATGATAAATGATTATATCAGTATTGAAAGTGCTCAAGTGATAGATTTGAGTATTGATATTTCAGTTGTTTTGGACTCGAGTCAAAATCAAGGAAGTGTAATAACTCAAATTGTTAACACGGTAAATGATTATTTCTCACCAAGTCAAAGAGAAATGGGCCAGAATGTTTTCATTTCTGAGGTCAGAAAAAACATACAAACATTAAATGGTGTAATAAGTGTTGCGGCTATCGACGTATTCAACGAGGTTGGAGGTCAGTACTCATCATCTCAAACCTCTCAAAGATATTCTGATTCGACAACAAGACAAATCGAATTAATTGATGACACAATATTCGCCGAACCATCTCAAACATATCAAATCAGATATCCTGGTAAAGATATAAGAGTTAGAGTTAAAAACCTTACCACAGTTAATTTCAGTTGATAATTTATTTTCAACACTATTTGATTATTTTTTGAAAATAGAATATAAACTATTTATTCAAAAAAAAGTAATTAATGCCAAAATCTATACGGATTAGAACAAAGGTCGGCGTCGACAACAAAGTAGATTTAAATTTAGAACAGGATTTTGAATTTATAGAAATACTTTCACTCAAATTATCACAATCTGAAATTTATACAAGACAATGTGCTGACTATGGTGTAGTTGCGGGTAGAGTTTCAGTTAATGATGGGTTTGGAGTACCAAATGCGAAAGTGTCTATTTTTATTCCTTTAGATTCAGATGATGAGAATAATCCAATAATCTCAGCAATTTATCCATATAAGACGGTAGGAGATATTAATGAAGATGGGTACAAATATAATTTACTTCCGTACAAACCATCATATCCAGGACATTCGGCAACAGGTTCGTTTCCTGATTTAGAGGATGTATTGACCAATCCAACCGCTGTAGAAATATATGACAAATATTATAAGTTCACTGTAACAACAAATGACAGTGGTGACTTCATGATTTTTGGTATTCCTACCGGAACTTATGATATTGTAATGAATGTTGATATATCTGATATTGGACCATTTTCACAAGCACCTCAGGACCTGATTAGGTTAGGTATTGCAACAGAAAGCCAAGTAAATGGGGTTAGGTTCAAATCTTCAGAAAATTTAGGTACACTTCCTCAAATTATATCAATAGTAAAATCTGTAACAATATTACCATTATGGGGTGACCCTGAATTGTGTCAAATTTCAATCACAAGAACAGATTTTGATTTAACAGGTGAGGCTAATATTGAAATCAAACCCACCGCAATTTTCATGGGGTCTGTTTTTTCAGATACCGATGAATTAGCGCAAAAAAGGAATTGTAAACCGAAATTAAAGGGGGGTTATCAATGTTCATTGTTTGCAGGACCCGGTCAGATATTAGCGATTAGACAAACTATAAGACAAGATATATTTGGTAGACCTCTTTTAGAGGAGTTCGAATTCGAAAATAACGGAAAAGTTATTGATGAAAACGGAACATGGTTACTTGATGTGCCCATGAACTTAGATTATGTTGTAACAAATGAGTTTGGAGAACAAGTCTTTTCAACAGATGAGAAAAAAGGTGTACCTACAAGAGCAAGATATAGATTCAAAGTCAGTTGGAATCAATCACCAAGTTTAAGTGAACCTGTCAAGAGGGCTAATTTTTTGGTGCCTAATGTCAAAGAAAACGGTTGGAATTCACCCCAAGATGACCCTTTGGTTACGTTAGCCTCAACATCGCCAAGTTACATTGCGGCACAAAGAAGTTACGCATTCAGTTTGAATTGGGATGATTATGGAATAACAGAAGAAGTTATTCAAGATGCCATAGACTGTAAGGATATGTTTTATGAAATGACATATAATAAAGTATTTACTGTTGCTCAACTCCTTACTGGTTATAGACAGGGAAATGCTAATAATCGTTATTTGGCAATCAAGAATATTACAGATGATTCTTGTGAAAGTACTACAAATAAATTTCCAACAAATGAAACTCAATTTAGATTTGATTTGTTGTTCATTTTATTTACAATAGTCGCAATCTTCATTTCAATTATTTTAAGATTCGTCGTAACTATTTTCCATATAATATGTTTTTTGGTTACAGCTATAAGGGATTTTAAAATACAATTCAAAATACCGGTCATAGATAAAACAATAAGGATTCAACCATTCAAAAATTGGAAAATACTTTCAGAAATTGAAAAAAAATTCAGTAACTTAAACATACCTCTATTTACTTATCCTGATTGTGAACTGTGTTCTTGTCAAAGCACAACTAACACTTCTAGTTCGGTGACATTTCCTGTTGGTTCGTTAACAGTTGTTCCACCATTTGTCAATAATAGTAATCTAGCAAATTTTATTGACACAGGGGCATATGATGTTGAATCAGATGATGAGGTAAATGACTTAACACAGACTATACAAAACACTTTCGCCGGATATCAAATTCCTAACAACTTATTAGGTTGGAGTTTTAGAACAAGTAATCTCGAACCGTTCAGTTATGATATAAATGGAGATGCGACCGAAATAGCGATTCTTTTTTATTATTCAACTGCGGTACCATTACATGAAAGAGTAACGGGATTCAATTTCAAAAGTAAGTTTTTTGGAAATAATAATTATAAACTTACAACGGTAGCATCAGGTAATTCACCATTAAACGTAAATTCAGAGCTTGCAACACATACAATTGGTGGAGGTCACACCCAAATAAAAGTAGTATTCAATTCAGATATCAATCAGGAAAATACGAATTTAGAAACTCAACTTGGTGGTAATCTCAACATATCAGATAATACAAACTTAGGGTTCCACTATGATAATATTATGATTATCCCAACTGAAGATAGATATGAAGACGGTGCAATTCTAACATTCAATAACCCATTCGATTATAAAGACCCCAATTTGAGCGGTAATACCAGAAATATATACGGAACCTATTCAATTACTGGAACCGCAATTAATACAGGTGTGACCACAGTAAACGTAAGTCATACAAATCCGTATACAGGAGAAAGATTAGTCACACCTTATAATATAATTCAAACTGATGGTGAGGCAGACAAGTACCTTAGGTACCCTACTAATCAAGAATATTTTCAAGTTATAAAATCCTTGACGTATTCTGAATTCAAAACAATATTGGATAATTTATATTCACCACAAGAATATAATGATTCATTTTATGGTTCTTATAATCAAAGAATTTTTGAAAATTTTGAAAATATAGGTAGAATATATCCATCACGTTTGAGTTTCGAGTGTAGTTCTAACAATATACCTTGGGCGGGTCCAAATTTCGTTCCTTTTGCACCATACACGGATGGAGGAAATCCTTGGTTGGCGTTTAATGAAAAGACGGAAACATATTTTAATATTATTGTCCGAGGAGTTGACCCACATTCAAGTAGAGTGAGAGTTAAATACGGTCTAGGTAAACTTTTTAACAGAAAAAGTCACTGGGCTTATACTGTTGAAGGGGATTACAAATTGAACATTCCTCTACAGCCAAATGACAATTTAGATTTTGGCTCAACACCTGCGGGTGGGAGTCAAGGTAATGCTAAAAATAGGGCTCATCGATGCACGAGACACAGTAACATTTCAGGAAATAATAATAATGGAGTTGATTCATATACAGGTGGAAGATTATTTTATAAGTCTTTCCACTTCAGACCATCACAAACCGATTGGACCACGTTCAGAACTAGAACTGTATATAAGTACTCCTCAATCTCAGAATTGGATATAAATGATACCATCCAACCTTTTCAAAAATACAGGTTCGGTTCACCACTGATAAGACTAAACTCTTGTATAGTGCCAAATCTCAATGTCTACACTTTCGTTGCAACAACTGGAAACGGTGGTGGTTTAAGAGTTGGACTTAATAATTTTTATACAAGGGAAAATAGTTTAGATGATTATGCGAACACAACTTTAGAATTTGAAGCAGGTAAAGGATTTGACAATTGTAAATATGTTCTTGGAGAAAGTGTTGAGGGAGGTAGTGTTATGTTAAAAGGAGGAGGAAATTTGGTATGTCCTGGTACATGCGACTACCAATCTAGGTTAACATCATATTATTATTCCAAAGTTTATTCAGAACCTGAAAACGACAGTGATTGTTTTTTGATGTTAAATTCTGAAAGAATAGTGATGAGAAGTGATAGAATCCCGTCATCTGATGTTTATCAGTCTTATACGAGTCCTGAGCCTCCCGACGGGACCGGAGAAGTTATAGTGTCTCACACTTTGATGGCAAATGCTCTTTTTTATCTTACAGAGGTTTCCGATGAGGGAATAACCACGGGTGGTTCGCCAGAATTATCGGTACCTGGATTTTCGGTTACAGGTACCGATACACCTGTACCAAATAGTACTGACCCTGAAAGTTTTGGGCAAGTAGATAGACTTCTAGAAAGTTTTTCATGTTCTAGTTTGGTACCAATCGGTTGTTATCAAACGGTTGAACCCGACACAATTAACATACTACCCGCAACCCAATGTCAATATTACTCAGGTACAAATGAAAGATTTTTTATTGAGGGTTCTTGTTATTCATTAGTACATCCAAAATACCTAGGAAGTAATTTAACAAAAGATTATCAATTAATAACTGAATGGACATCTCGAATTAATATCAATTTTGGTGCTTGTAGAGAAGTTTTTTCTCACATATTTATGAATAATTGGATTAATGGAGGTTTATACATGTTTCCATTCAAGTCCCAAAGATTTTTTACAGGCCCATTAGGTAATCCTCCTAACCAACCATACAACAAGTATTGTCGAGATACGATATATTTGGAACCTGAAACATTTAATTTTTATTACAGAAGTTCACCTTGGGACGGTAATGATTTCATAGGAAGAGACGGGTACACATTTAATGGTACAAAAATAGGTAACCAAAAAGAGTATATGTTCCCAACTACAATTATGGATTTGGGACCAAGAGACGAACTACAAAAATATCTTTCACAAAGCGGAAATTGGGATGGATATATAGCGAACAGATTGTTACCTACAACATATTCTGACATCTCAGATATTTTAAATTTATTCATATTATCAAGATTCGCTAGTTCAAAATTCGGAGCATTATTTGCCACTAAAGGTGCTAATATTTTAAACTTCTTTTCGAGGAAGGCTTTATTTGTTGATAGTGATTATGCACAAATGGTTGCAACAAATTCTCAATTGGGTATAGCGTCTTTTGAACCCGCCAATTATCCTGAACCTGAAATTGGGTCAGGGCAGAACTCACCACTTTATTTTCCTTTTGGTGTTAATAATGTTAAAGATATTACCTTCGGAATATTTTTTACTGGCGATAGTCAAGTTAGAGATTACATATCGCCCAATAGAACAATTTATAATCCAAGTGCTGAAATTGGTGTAAACGAGCAATGTTCGTTAACTTATATACCACTCAAAACACAAGAAGTACCATTTTATCTTTGGAAGATTAATGAAAACGGAAGTAATTCTAATATTTTTGGTAATCAACAAAATAATTGGTATTCATCATCAGACGCATTTAAATACCCATACCAAAAAATAGACAGATTTTTATCTGAATCCAAAAACTTCCAACCTACAAATACAAATGTAATAAATTATCATAAGGGTTGGATTACTAACTATAACCCAAGTGTTATTAATACTGCAACAGGTGAATATGATTACAAACCTGAACCTGGTTTACCAGGTGATTATTTGATGGGGGCGCCCTTTTATTTCTATTTTGGAGTAACAAAAGGAGCAAGTGCTTTTGATAGATTCACAACTAAATGGATTGATACTGACGAAATCGGAGATTAATATGACACAAGAAAATAATGTTAAAATAATACTAGGTTCATTACGGTATAAGTCAGCACCGAGTTTAAGTTATCAATTAAATGTACCACTTAAACAAAATTCTAAACTTTCAATCGAATTTGATAGAAACCAAAACATAAATCTTGTTGATGTTTTTAACAGAGAAAGAGAAAACTCTAACACATTCAGACCGTCCACAAAAATAACTTTTCTATTCAAGAATTCATATGTCGGTGAGACAAACTACGTTCCATTTACAGAAAATTTATTTTATGTAAATTCATTGGATGCTTCAAGACAGGCGTGTAATGGAAACTCACAATCCGTTTATTGGTCAGGTTATCCTTTATATAATGAGTTTGATTTATCAAGAACTGATAATGATACGGACGGATATACTCAACCAAATACGAACGGACATATAAATTTTGTCTCAACAAGTGCAACCTCATACAATTGGAATTTTTTTATGAGTTACGCTTATCAAAATGTGAATAAAAGTTTGTTTGCTATTGAACCAAAAACCCAACAAGCGTTATATTGGAGTGCTTATGATGGAATACCTTTCATTATTGACCAATCATCATCTAACGGACAACCTTATATTACATTCAGAAGTGTATGTAAACATGGTTTAAGTGTTGGTGAATTTGTGGAATTGTCTTTTTCTTATAACGGTGGAAATTTATTTGAAGTTGCAAGTTTAGGCGATGGAACTTTTGGTTCGGAAAAATATATATTTAGTATTGCAAATATAGGATACAGTGGAAGTGTATTTGACACAGGAGTAAAAGGTACCGCAAAAAGGGTACTGAGTGTAGATAATCCAATAAGTAGTAGGTCAGAATATTATGTTAGAAAACATAAATTAATGACTAATCCACAAGATGCTGTTTTAGTAAATGCAGGATTCGAACTTAACCCATTCAAAGTATTAAAACAATATGAACCATCAGGATTGACACCAAATTTTGTATCTAGAATTTCAATAAAAGAAGGAAGTCAATCTTATACATTATCCTTTTCTAAGGATATTATCACAGATAATTTGGTTGACAACCAACAAAGACCAATTTCGGAGTTATTCTTCACATTTCAATGGATTGGTTATTTAGGTTGGACTAACAAACCTTCGTATCCAATACCGCCAGCAACAAAAAATATTGCATTAAGACAAGGGTATGAATTTAATATACCTAAAGTTAACAATCAACCGAGTGATTGGTGGACAACAAACATACAAAATATAAATCCTGATTCATATACAAATATACAAGTTGGTTCGTATCTCAAGTCAGGGAAAACATTTTACTATAATAAACCACTGAAGGCTGGTGACACAATTGATGGTGATTTGTGTGAATGGAATGATTTGGAATACACTGAAAGGGTAATATCAGACATCTACCATAAAATAACATATAACGAAAATGTATTTGATATTAATATCACAGGTGAATCTATTGCAGAGAACCCATTGGGTTATTATTATAAACCATTATTTCCGATTCAGATAAGGGCCTTTTCATCTTACATCGAAGAAGGTGATGCGGCTAACACTAGTAACATACCAAATTGGGCAGTATTTAACACTTCAGAAAATGCTTTTGTTTGGAGAGATATTTACCAATATGGATTCGTAGATAACGATGGAGTTGGGGTTGATTTCCCCTTCATGAACGGAACTCATTATCCTTATAAAAACACAATCTTAAGGTTGATACCTGAAGGTTCGACAACTGTTTTATCAACACTAAACATAGTAAGTTCACCGACGATAGATGAGTGTGAATAAAATAAAAGTGGTTAGAAGTCTTACGGACAAACAACTCAACATACCGATTGAGATGAAGTGGGATTTTTATGGGCAAGAGTACTCAATAGATAAGTGGCAAGAAGAAACTATAGAAAAAATTATAGGAAAACCAAAAGACTTCGAATTAGCCAGATTCCAAAATAAAGTCTATCCAAATGGATATGAAACACAAGTTATATACAATTTCAATTTTTATTCAGGGTTCACTAATTTATCCGACACGGCAAATGTGTCTAAGTGGGGATTAAATTATAACCCACAACAATTTACAAATAATGAAATTTACTATGTGGTGAATTCTTTTAAAAATTCTTTTTTCAAATTAGATTTCTACGACACAAACGACGGAGCCACTCAAAAAAATTATTTTTCGGTAATACTTCCCGCAAATCAAAGTTCCGATTTTGAACAAATTTTGTCAGATTATTTACCGCCGGTCAAAATAAGTTATCCATCTTACACATTAGATTTTATTAATCAAAAAGAAGGTTATTTTTTTTATTGGTTAAAATCCAAAGACTTTTTGGATATTGATACATTTTATATGTCTGCAAAATTTTTTAATGGTAAGACAGGTGAATTTATAAGTATGACAAATACATGTCAAGGGTCACCTGAATTATCATCAAGTAGATTCAATTTCGACCCCGCGAAATATTTTTACTATAAAGTTAAGTTGAATTATACCGATTATACCTATCAAATATTCAAATACACTACAGGTACCGATGTTAGAGTAGGTTCATCGAGCGCACCAATAAATTGGTTTCAATATAATAATCCGATTTAATGGAAGAACAAAAATACTATATCAAGATTTCCCCTGAAGTTATAAAAAGTGACATCAGAACTGTAGTTTATACCGCGTCAACTGGTGTTACATTTTCTATAGACCAAGAATGTTGTGATTTCACATCGTTTACCCCAACCTATACATTTATTACAGGTCAAACAAATGTAATAATACCTATGTCTATGGTAGTCACTGGAGGGACAGGTAACACTTCTTTATTGACAGGATTAACAATACCAATTTTGATTACCCAAAACACAGTTGATGTTGGTTATTACTCAGTTTTTGATGGTGCAATTACACAAAAAGACGTTGTTACTAATTTTTTGTTTTCTGCAAACACTGGTGTTAATTCATCAACATATTACGTTTATAACACCTCAGACATAACATATTCTAAATTCTTAAAAAATAGTACTTTTAGAATTGATTGGGGCGACGGGTCCCAAATACAAACACTTACATCATTTGCACCAAATGGGACACCACACGTTTATCCAACGGCTCCTGCGACTTACACAATAAAGTTATCAGGTATAACAATGTTTGGATTAACAATTATAGAAAAAAAAGTAAAAATACCTTTTACACAGGTAGATATATCAAATCCAAATGGAACCGCTTACTTTATACCACAAGGGGGTAATTGGTCAGGTGTACCAATATCTTACGACTATATTTTTAGTGGTGACTCTAACACAGATTTACAAGACCATATTTCATCAAACTATACTACAATTCCTATCATTGTGACAGGTTTTACAACATCATCTCTAAATGATATTGCGCAATATAAAGGTAATACAATAGTGAAAGGTAGGTCCTTCAAAACAAATCAACAAGTTACAGGAACAAGTAACACGGTTGGGGTTTACAACGGACCAACTGACGATGGACTTGGTGTATCCTACACTATTAACGGTATTGATTACATTGATTATAATGATGGGACCACAATATACATTGCTAAATCATCAGGTTTAACTTCCAACTGGTTAGTATCATCAGGACTAACTAAGGATGAAACACTTATGAATGTTGTTGACCAACCTTTAATATTCTCTAATGTCTATATAGAAAGAGGAAAATACTCGGCATACGAAAGAATACGGAGACTAGGTGAGGTATCAACAATAGGAGGTCTTACAGTATACGGATATAAATTTTTCAATGTCAATAAAAACAATTCATAAGTATTTATAATTAAAATTAAAACATGGCAACAGGAACTTACGGAACCATAAGACCAGCGGATGTATCACCGGCCGACGTAGAAATAATATTAAATTACACTGAAAGTCGAGATGAGACAGATAATTTTATATTAACAACATTAAATGCCCAAGATGTGTTGAAACCGTACTTCAATAATGGAGATACGGGTGGAAATGCTAATATAGAAATTTTAGGGGGATTATATAATCTTAAATTACCCGCAGAACAATTTAACGCCCTTGGCATATACACCGTATATATAAGACCTGCACAAATTAGAGTTCCAATTTTAGATTGTGGCGTCTTATCTGCACTACCTAATGTAAAAGGTTTAATTTTCGACTTGAGTCAAGTCCCATCACAGTTCCAAAACAAATTTGTGGCACAAGGACTAGTTGGTTTTAGAATCGAATATTTAGACCCGTCAGGTGCTAAAATACCAAATTTTTTCAGAATAATAACATCTTCATTTTTTTGTGAACCAGTCGTTGAAAACCTTACGAATAGTTCACAAAAGGCAATAAGATATAGATATGTGGATGGTGCAACTAATTTACTTTTCTGTACAGTTTCGCCATCATCTTCACCAAGTAACAAACCTAATGCAACACCATACATAGGTCAGCCAAATCAAAATGTAATTATATCAAACACATTTTTTAATCCTGTTACGGTTGAGGTCGAAATTGTTGAACATGATATTTCTACATTAGCGATAGCCCTTTATGGTAATCAAACTAAATCTCTCGATGATGGTATATACACTATCTACGACTCAGATAATAATATTTATAAACAATATAACTTGTATGAAGTTAGAGATGAGTTCAATACTTTACTTTATGAAGTTAGACAAG